TCGACGGCCCGTGTCAGTGACCGACAATACTTCAATGCGGGGGGGGTCTTCGTGTGCGTCCATAAGGACACTCGTTAAACCCTCGCGAAATCAGCCCGCCAGACGGCCCTCGGCGTAAGCTTACGAATGCGGTGGGCGATTGCTGGGCGTGACGGGTCAAGACGGCCGAATTTGGTATCGCTGTGAGCATATACAACACTGCGGAAACCTTTTGCCCGCCTGCCAATCATGCGGCACAGAGCTGCCACGCCAAGCCGACGGGACGAGCGAGGTTCGATGTGGGTGTGGTACCTGCTATCCGACTTGCCCTGCGTGCAAGGACGGGTGGCTGGTCGAGCGTAGCGGTACCTATGGCAAGTTCCTCGGCTGCGTTCGCTATCCGACATGTACTGGAAAGGCGAAAGTTACCAAAGCCAGACCGGCAGATCGCGCAACACGGAGACGACGCCGACCGGAGTAACGAGCGGTGTGCATCACCTACATCCTAGCTTGCAATCTTTGCCGTTTTCCGAATAGCCCGCGGTTTGGGTCCGCGGATCCCAGATGTCGTCCTTGCCCTCGAGATCGACCGTGATGTTCGGGATGCCACCCGGGAAGGCATCCTGGTCATAGGTCAGCCGCAATCGGATCGCGGCGCAGCCCCGCAGCCGATGGTTTTCTGTCCATTTGTCCGGCAGCGCTGCCTTGAGGCCGGCAAAGGCGGTCTGGTTGGCGGCACCCAGTTTCTTTTCGACGACAACCTTTCCGGCCCAGCGGCCCTGCGCGGTCCCGGCAGCATTCACCGCCACTTCGCCTTCGAAGTAGATGGCCCCGATGGATTTGACCCGATGCGTGGCCAGCACGATCACCAGATCGAGGAACTTGTTGTCCGACCCCGAGGAGTGAAGGAAGACGATGACCCCGCCTTTGCGGGTGCGGCCATATACGAGATCGCGCGGCACCACGGGTTCGCGGATCGTCACCGTCCGCGGCTGCATCGTGGTCTGCGGCTTTGGCATCAAGGCCTGCGCCGCATAGGACAGAAGCAGCGTCCCGCCGATCCGCAGAAGCGCCGCACCAATTCCGCCTGCAGCCAATACGCCGCTGATCGCCCCCGCGATCGCGGTGACGGCTGTCACGATGAAGGGCATGGATTGAGTCCGAGATCAGATGGGCCAGGCAAGCCGGCAAGAGGTGAGCGGCACGTTCATGAGGCCTTCAGGGGCCATCCCAACAGCCGAAGCCCCAGTGCAGATGCCGAAGCCAAGACCGGTGTCGGCCAGAACGATATCGCCGCGCTGAGCGAGAAGCACAGCCGGACGTGGTTCGCCCAAAAGGGAGCGCCCCATTTCTTCGAGCGAGGCCCAGCCCAGACGGCGCATCACACGCTCGCCGCCGAGGGCCGTGGTGTAGCGCCCCCGCCAGAGGGCCGCTATATCCTCACCACCGGTCAGGATCATGCGTACCTCAAAAGCAAAGGTCGGGCAGTCATGGACGCCCCAGACGAAAGGCTTTGCCCGTGCAGTGTCGACCGCCGCTGCAAGTAGGCGTTCCCAGTGGTCAACGCGGGGGAGCATCATCCACGCCCCCAGGTGATTTCGCGGTCCTGGATCGCGGTCACATATTCAAATCCAAGATCGCCCGGAAACAAGACCTGCTGGCTCTCATGGGTGTAGCGCCAGGTCCGCGCCACGGTTAGGTCGATGAGCCGGCTTTCATAGCTGATGGTGATCGTGCAGGTGTCCGCGTCGTCTTTGATTTCTGGGACATCAAGACGGCCCGAGAAGGCCTGGACCGGATCGGCGATGACGCTGCCATTCTCGGCTAGAAGCCCCAGCCAAATGCGTCCAGGCAGGCCCTGACGCGCTTCATCGATGGCCATCTGCACAAGGTCCAGCGGCACGCCGGACAGCGAGACGGCGGTGCCGCCGGCCACGACCTCCCCGGTTTCATCGAGGGAGCCGAGCCCGAGCAAAGACCCAGCCCCGGCCCAGGCCTGGCCGTTCCAGTTGACCTCTCCCAGACCTGACCAGATACGCACCCAGCCCGTGGCGAACTGACCCTCAAAAAAGATGACCGGCCTGAGGCTTTGATCAGCCAGCGCGGCGGCGAAGGCGCCGGTGAGATCACGGCTCATCAGAGCGCCTCCCGCGCGGAGATCGTGAAGCGATGCTGATCCGCCCGGCCGATGACCGAGGGCACTGGTGCCGTCAGCCGCAACAAGACCGACGGGGCATCGAGGCCGAGCAGCGTGCCGACCGGCACGGAAGCACGAAGCGGCGGCACGAAGGCGAGAGTGGTCTCGCTGCCCAAAGGCGTCACATCCGCCGTCAGCTGATAAAGCCGCGTGGTGGCATCCGCACCCAGCTGGAAGAAATCCCCCGCGCGGAGCCCAAGTCCCCAGCTCGCCGTGCGCAAAGTGGCTGCCCCCGCAGCCTGCGCCTCAGTCACATATGGATTGCCCACCGCCATCGGCACCTCGATCGAGGGATCAGGGAACAGGAACCGGCCCCGCAATCCACCCAGCGCGGTGAAGAAGGCCGAAAGTCGACGGGCTTTGCCCCCTTGGGTCACCGCCATCTCGATCTGGTATTCCCACCAAGAGGCACCCCAGTCCTGGATCTGGGACGTGCCGGTAAAGGGCGAGCGCGCCTCGGCGACGGACGTCACCAGGCGCCGCTCGAGGGAGGACACGAGCGTCAGTGGCAAGATTGGAATGGCCATGTTTTTAGATCACCTGACCCCGGCGCCGCCCATCGGCCACGCTTTCTTTGGCGATGCGGGCGATTTCCGGAATGGCCGCCCGCAGCCGCGCGTCGATCTGCTCGGCCACGCCCATCTGCGCCCCGCGTGCGTCGATATTGACGGTCACGCCCGCACCAATGCTGCCGCCTCGGCCATAGTCAGCAGCCTCGCGCCGGTTAAGCACCCGCTCTCCCCGCTGCAGGATCGTCGGGACCTCGTCGGGGCGCAGACCAGCCCAACCGCCGGAGTGCATCCGGGGAGCACCAGCGAAGGCCATCGCGGGCACCTGCCGCGTATGGCCTGACAGCCCAACGATGCCGTCCGCATGGGAGACGGCCGCCGCGACGGACCCGCCGCCGAAGATGCCCGAGAGCGCTGAGGCGATGGGCCCCAGCACCGCGCGCTTGAACGACAGGACCGCGAGGTCCGCCAAGATTGAGCGAACGAGGCCCTTGAAGTCGAACTTGCCGGTCTCGACGAAGCTTCGGAACGCGCTTTCGGCCCCGCTGAAGACGCCGGTCAGGGTTTCGCCAAGACCCTTGCCCCAGTTCAGGGCATCTGCGGCATAGGCTTGAAGAGATTCCGACACTGCACGCCACCCGGTGGCGATCCGATCCCCGGCGCTGCCCGCAGCCCCTCCTGCGCGCCCCATGGCATCCGACAGCCGATCTGCAGAGGCCGTGGCCTCATCCAGCGCCGCTGCACCATCTTCGCCGGTGCCGGCAACGGCGTCACGGAGCGCGCCCCAGGAGGCAAGTGGAGCCGTCGCGCCATTGGCGAGATCGGTCGCGGCCTGACGGTAGGTGTTCGCGGTAGCCAGTGCCTCGGTCGCGATGCCATCAAGGCCAAGATCGGGGGCTGTGAGCGGATTATCCTCGAACGCGCGCCGAAACGCCTCTGCTGCAGCCGTTCCGGCATCGGCTGAGGCCCCGGCAAAAGGATTGGGGATATCGCCGAGACTGATTTCGCCGATCTGACCGAAGGTGGTCTCGATCCCGACAGCCGCCAGCGCATCGCGAATGCGACCCGTGAAGGCGTCAATCCTGCGGATCGCGCCGTTCAGCATGGCTTCGATCCCGTCGAGCATGCGGTTTGCGGCCGAGAAGACCAGATCGCCAATCACATCCGGCAATCGCGACCAGATTTCGCGCACGGCGAGAAGTGCGCCCTCGAAGGTATTCGCCGTCGTGTTGCCGAAGGCGACCACACTCTCTATCGCTCCAGCCATCCCGGTCGCAGCATCGGCTTTCAGGTCATAAAACATGGCCGTGGCGCGCGACCCGGCCGCGTTGGCCCCCATCTTGATCCGTTCCCAGACCTCGACGGCGACATCCTTCAAAAGCCGCATCGCCTCACCGAAGCCGCCTGCGCCAGACGACAGCCGGGTGAACCAATAAACCAGTTCACCTGCGCCGACGATCAGGGCGCCAATGCCGGTGCGGATCAAGGCGCCCTTCAGGACCACCAGGGTGGTGGCGAGCCCACGCACCGACAGTGCTGCGACAGCCATAGCCGCGACCCAGCGTCCAGCGAGGAAGGTGGCGAAGGTCCCGGCATAGATCGCCAGCCGATCAAGGTTGGCCAATACCGCGTCGAAGGCACGGCTGATCGGACTGGTGCTGGATGCCAGCGCCACGAAGGCGTTCGCCGCCGCCTCAAGCGTGGGCGCCAGTGCGACAGCGATCCGATTGCGCACTCCAGTAAACACCTGGCCGATGCTGACCAGCGCCAATTCGGACCGACGCATCGCTGCGATGGCATCTGCGTCGAGCACTGCGCCAAGCGCCTGTGCCTGTGCCCCGAGCCGGGTCATCTCTGCCCCGCCGTTTTGCAGAAGCGGAATGAGCCGCGTCGCATCCGAGGCCATGGCCTCGAGATAGAAGGTCATCTCCTGCTGGCTGACGCCCGCGCGCTCGAGGCTCGAGACATAGAGTTGCAGCGCTTCCGGCCCCGAAAGCCGGGCGAACTGGTCCGCCGTCACACCCACCCTTGGCGCGATGTTCTCGAAGAAATCCGCCATAGGACCGCCGCCCGTCTGCAGGAAGTCGCCGATGCGGTCGTTCACGTCCTTCAGGATGTCGGCCAGCTTCTCTTGCTCGATCCCAACGGTGGCCGATGCCGCTGACCAGCGCTGGAAGACCTCTGGGGTCGCATTCGCCACCTGGCTGAGTTGGCCGATTTCGTTGGCGGCAGAAACCGTCGAACGGGTCATGGCGACAACGGCACCGGCCAAGGCAGTCGCAGCAGCAGTCGCGGCGATCCGAGCCCGGCGCGCGAAGGCCGCCATGCGGGCATTGGCTTGTTCCATCTCGCGCGAGAGACGCCCCAAGCCGCGCGCACCAGCCTCGCCGACACCCTCGAGTTCGGCACGCACCTGGCGGCCGCCGGTCGCGGAGAGCCGGACGGAAACGCGCTTTTCTGCCATGAAAGATGTCCTCAAAGCTTAAGACCTCGTTCCCAATGGAAACGAGGTCAGGTCAGGCCTGATCCGGCCTGCAGGTGTTCATTGATCTTGCGCACCATCACCGCCTCAATGGGCGGCAATAGTTCCGCGAGGATGAGGGGCGAGAGCCCGAGGGCTGAGCCGACTTGCAGCGCCGCGCCCATGTCCCAGCCCAGGACAAAGCCGCCGCTCATGCCGCCCGCGACACGCACCTGTCCGCCGAGGCGCTGGACCAGATCCCAGACCTGCCAACCCTCGAGGGTCAGCGGTTTATGAAGGCTGCGCGGGCATTCCGCACAAACTGTTGGGCAGGCCGCGCAATAGTCGCCGCCCCCGCCGAACTCCCAGTCGGCGAGAGCGGTCAGGCGTTTTTTTCCGCATCCAGAATGAGCGCGCCAGCGATGTATTTCGTCTGGAAGGCCTCGAATATCGGCCAGAGTTCCAGAAGAGCGTCGATGCCGTCGGGCGTTAGCAGCAGCGGTTTTCCATCTTCGTCACCCACGCCCTCCCAGTCTTTGACAACGATCCTGGCAACGGCCTTGGCGACGATGCACGCGAGGTCGTCATTGGAGGTGCCGGTTTCGGCATCACCGGCGGCAGCGACGATCGTTGGATCGCTGCGCGCAGCGAGCATAATGGCGGTGGTTAGAGGCTCCACCAGCAGGCGGACACCATGGCCCAAGTCGAGCCAGCGTGGCTCGGTGGAGAGGTTCAAACGGAGCATGGTCAGTACACCTCGCGGTCATTGGTCAGCGTAACGGTGCACATCCGACCCGCTACCGGATCGCTGGCTGCCTGCCAGTCGAAGGTCGCCTGCACGCCTTGTGGTCCGGAGATCTCGATCCGGGGGCGTGGCAGATAGACGGCATGCGCAGTGAGGGTCAGGCTTTCGCCGGTTGGCAACGTGTAGGAAAACTCTAACTCACAGGCCTCACCATTGATCGCTTGCGTCACCAGCGTCTGGTCAGCGAAGCGGACAACTACGTTGCCGGTCAGCGCTGCGATAGATGGGTCCGCACCGTCGATCTTGCCATCCGCGCGGATCGTTTCAATCCGGTCGAGATTGTTGGCATAGGTAAGGTCGGCAGAGACAACGTTACCGATATTGGCCCCATTCCGCGTGATCGACCCATTGAAATGACCAAATCGTTTCAGCGCGATATTGGCTGGCGTGCCCGCCGCAGTGCTCGTGGTGATCGCTTCACCCTGTGCCACGATGCTCGCTGAGGCCGTCAGCAGCCCGGAGCGCGCCATCTGCCAGTTTAGGCTGTCCACCATGCAGCCGGAATACATCGCGTAACGCGGCACCTCTGGCATCGCAGTTTCGACCGAGAAGCTCGGCAGGGACCAGTTTCCGGAGCGGAATTCGTGGATGTAGGGACCGGCACCCGTTGTGGTGGCCGCGCCAAAAGCGGCCTTCAGCCAGAAGCCGAACGCCTCGGCATCGATCGGGATCACCACGTCGCCATCCGCCGTCACAGCATCCTTGATCGGGGCCTGCGGATCGCGGCCATAGCCCAGAAGTTCTGAGGTTTGCAGCGGTTGCTCGGCCCCCAGCGTCGTACTGGCGAAGGGCATCTTGGTGAAGCCGCTCACCGGCGGCGTGCCGTAACTCGTCTCGAACTCAAGCGCCATTTGCGCCCGCGCCCCTTGGGCTCGTGCCATGGTGTTCTCCTAAGGTTTTCAGGGTCAGGCCAGCGTGTCAGCCGTGGAATAGTGGAGCACCACCGGGATCACGGCCGCCTTCAGGCTGGACGCGCCCTCGACAGGCAAATCAACGGGCTGCGGGGCTTCAGCCTCAACCCAATCGCAGAGGCCGCCCAGCATGCGGTCAGCGGCGAGCGCCGAGCCGATGCTGGCGGTCAGCGTGTCGAAGGCGGCATCACGGTCGGAGCCCTGAACCACCGCCTCGATTTCGGCGCGGTGCTGGTAGTGGTAGCGCAGGGGTGACAGCGTCACCTCCGGTTCGCCTGGCTCACCGTCACGCAGGATCACCAGGCCAGCAGCTGGGACGCGCTCTGGCAGCACCTCGCCGCGCAGGGTGGTTGCTGGCAGCACCGAGAGCCGTGCTTGCAGCGCGGCGAGTATGGTTTCGCGGATTGAAGGCATATCACTCCCCGAACACCGGGGATGACCCGGTTTCAATGCTCCGTGTCACCCTTTCTGGGAGACAAGTTTGCCAGATGGCGCGGCAGGTCAGATCGGCTGTGCAGGAAGTCGACAATGATCACGTGCTCAGCGTATTCGACAAAAACCACAAAATGCTGTCCGGCGCGTGCAAAGCGCAGATCTTCCGGCAGATCCGGGTCAATGATCCGGCGGCAATCCTGCGATTGCGCCGTGCCCGCCGCGATGTTCCGACAGACCGAAATCAAATCTTCTTCGTAGGAGGCAGCCTGCCTCGACCCAAAAGTCTCGACCGTCCAGATCGCGATATCAATGAGCGAGCGTTCGGCCGCTCGTGTCAGGCGCCAGGGTTTGGGCATTTTCGGCTCGGATCAGGACCGATTGCGGGCAAGGGCAAAGGCACGGCGCATGACGTCTTCGCCACTGCCATCGGCCAAATCTCCTTGGCGAGCCTGCTCAAGACCAACCGATAGGCGCGAGCGCAAATCACCGAGTTCTGCTTCTTCGCGTTCCAGAAGGCGCAGTCCGGCGCGCAAGGCTTCCGAGGCATTCTGGTACCGCCCAGAGGCGACCAAGCGGTCGACCAGGTCGGATTGCGTTTCAGTCAGGACAACATTTCTCGTGGCCATGGCGATCTCCATCAGCATCATTGGCAATATATGCCAATGATGCCCGCCTGTCGACTGGTCCCGTCAAACCCTTTCAGACACCCAATTCGCTACAATCATGCCCGGCAGCGCCGCCAGCGCGCGCTCTGCATCGCGCGCCAGATCAAGCCGTTTCGCCAGCTTCACCTGCGGAACCAACAGAAAAATCGGTACTGTCGCCTTACCGCGCCCGGTCTTTGAGCGAGACGCAACGCCCAGTCCGCGGCTGTTCAACCGCCCTTCGGCCACCAAGAGGCTCGGTCCCCGGCGCCGATAGACAAACCGCAACCGTAGCCCCCGCCGCCGTTCCCATTCCCCAGGCGTGATGTGCCCGCCTTTCAGACCTTTGCCTGCCGCCACTGTGGGGATCGCGAGCCAAAACCCGTCCTTGGAGCGGATCAAAGGGCCCGTGTCGTGCGCGCCGACGATGACCGGGGCCTTCGACCAGACCAACGCGGCGGCTTTCAGGCTTTCACCAGCCTTTGGATAGGTCTGGCTCCGGATCGAATTCGCGAGCCGACGGCCAAGCCCTACTTGGGTAATCTGCCCACGCCAGGCGGATTTCAGGTCGGTGCCAGCTTCCCGCATCGCCGCACTAACGGCCTTTTCGCCGGCCTTGATCTCGGCCGCCATTACGGCGACGAGGTCGGGTGCAATATCGAGGCCCAGTTTCATGCGGGGGTCAGCTCTATCGTCCAAATGAGCCGCTCGCGGTCACGGCGTGGCTCGCCCTGAATGAGATAGGTTTCGTCCCCGATCAGGATTTGCTCCTGCGGCCGAGGTGCTGGGATATCCGCCACACGGACGTCGATCCGGGTGGTGTCTGATATGAGTCGCGCAGCCCCGAACTCAGTGATCTCGTCGGGACGGCGCAGGATGCCCCGGGCGCGTGTAAACTGCCCCTCGCTGTCCCGATGCCAAATCTCGACCGAGAGATTGGCATCGAGGAACAGCACCGCGAGGGCGTCAGCAAAGGCGCTCATCAGGTCCGCTTAGCCGAGCGTAGGACCTGCGGCCGGGTGCAGATCGGCAGCGGGTTGCTTTCGATTTCGAGACGCACCCATTCATCGCGATCTCGGTCGGGGATCATACGCGCATAGAGCGGAAGACCCAGCGTGTTCACCGTCTCGAACGTGTCGGCCGGCGCGTAGTAGATCTCGAAGAGCCCCTCGACGCCTTCCGGGTAGAAATACGCCTTGTCCGTGGGCACGCCGAAGCCAAGCCCACCCCGATAGCGGCGGAAAGTAATACCGCCAAAGCTGACCTCTTCCCCGACTCGCCCACGCAGATCGGCGGCGGCGGCGGTGTTGAGGTAGGTCTCGCGCACCTCCTTGTGGGCCACGAGATCGGCAAAGAAGGCCGAGCCACATTCGGCGCGCAACTGGACCTGACCGGCAGCCAGCCCGCCAAGACTATCCTCAACGCTTTCGATCATCGCCTGGCAGCGCTTCCTGAGCGCGCCCGAGGCCGGGCTGGCGTTGTCGAGATCGAAGTCGATCTCCGCGGCCGGTGTGATGCCGAACTCGGTGTAATAGTTGATGACCGTCGCCCCATCCTTCGGGTCCTTCACCACGCCCTGGATGCCGTTGAAGAGGTGGAACTCGAAGGTGGCCTCGGCGTCGTTGCGCAGCCGTCCCATTTTTCGGGCGACCTCGGCCTGCACCTGCTGGGTGGCGGTTTCCGAGCCGAAGTCCCGGATCGCTTGGATTTCAGAGGCCCAAAGCACGTCCTGCTTCTTGAACTGACGGCAGACGAAGGCACGCATGTCGCGGCGTTCGGGCACCTGCTGTTCATAGGCCGAGCCGCGTTCCGAGAATGGGATCAGCGACAGCGTGCCATCGCGGCTTTCGATCATCACGGTGCGCTGACGCACACCGCGCGATCCAAACAGGCCTGCACCCGATAGGATAGCCGGTTTGAAGGGGATGTTTTCTAGAGCCCGGGTGAGCTCGATGATGCTGAAGGCGTCGCCCTCGAAGATGTCCATGGTTGCCATGTGTGGGAATCCTTATGTCAGAGGGCTCAGCGCAGGAGGATGCCAAGCGCGGCCAAGGCCGTGGTGGCAGCGGTGATCTGGGCCTCGGTCGCACCATCAGGCCAGACGATCTCGTGGCGATTGACGATGGAAGGGCCGCGCAGGAGCACGACGCCGGGGGCATCGGCCGCTGTGG